TTGAGGTTTTAAAATGCCATTATCCCACACCCAATCAACACCTTCCATAATACCATTAACGAATGCTTCGGGAGCAGATGGATCCTGTACAATATCTACAGTTGCTAACATAAAGTCTTTTCCGACCTGCATGACACCATTTTTTTTCTCAAGAGTACCCATACCACGACTTGATACACCAAGCTTTACACCACCTTCAAGTAGACCTTCAACGATCTTTCCCATAGGAGTCTGTAAGATTGATGCCTTTCCAATAACATCACTACCTTCAAAACGAAGTTCAGTGATCTTATGTGAAACTTTATCCAAGTTAATACCAGGTCCATCAGGGTGATTTAACTCACCAACTGCACGACCAGTCTTTACTTGTTCTTTTACGTACTTGTCTACAGCAGCTTCTAAGATGCTTTTCTCGTAAACACGTCCGTTTCTATTTTGTTTATCGGCTTGCATGAATACGCCTTCAATAACGTATTCTTTCTTACCGTCTTTCTTTGCTTCTGTAATAACCTGTAGGTTACTATCATGATATTCTGATATCAATTTCATTGTTCGAGTTCCTCGCCCATAAGTTTGATAAAGTCATTTGCATTCTTTTCAGCTTCTTTAGCATTCTTAAAAGAATCATCTAATTTATCGCCATTAATGTATACAGTAAACTTACCACCTTTTTGAGTAATGACGACATCAGTCTTCTTTTTCTTACCGGCTTTAAACGCTTTAACCTGCTTTTCACCACCAGCAAGTTTAACTTTCTCTCGGAGCTCGACAAATGTAAGCATATATTACTCTTCTTCTGTTTGTTTAGGTTGACCTAATTGAGATGCAATTTCGATTTTCTTTGCATCTAAAGCAGCAGTAAGCTTTTGACCAATAATAGTGTCAAAATCTTTTTTAGCATTAACGTTATCACCTTTGCTAACGTTATCAATTAATTGTAGTACGTCCATAATATCCTCTTTGTATTATATATTTATAAAAAACTGTAACTCTACAGCAAATCTGTATCTATATCACCTTCGTCTTCATCACCTTTCTCTGCTTCCATATCCTTAGCCATATCTTCAATTTCTTCATCACTAAACTTAAGAATGTTTTTACGTACCCAATTATTAGATACATACTTACCAACATACTCATCTAAGGTAGAAAGCATTTCAAAACGTTCTCTAATCATTTCTGATTCTTTTAACTCTGAGAAGTAGTTATCTTCAATAAAGTCAAAGTTAATATCTTCTTTCCAGCTTTCCCAATCTTGTGTGGTAATAATACCTTTCAAGATCAATTGTGTTTTAAGAAGCTGGATAAACAAATCAGAGAATCGGTTTCTCAGCTTATCAACAAACTTCTTAAATTTAACTTCTTCTCTACTAATCTCAGTAGATCGACCAATAGAGAATCCAGTATCTTGCTCCATACGTCCCATAGGAACATTCAAAGCTTTAAATAGTTTCTTCTGGAAGTATAGAATATCATCAATCTGACCAAGATTTTCTCCACCTGGCAATGTAGTAATTTCAGTTCCTTTACCACCTTCTCTTCGTGGTAGGAAGAAATCTTCCAACATTGACATATGTTTCTTATCATCTTTTACGGCACCGGTGCTTGCATCGTATACCATCTTGTTACGATACTCGCTCATGATACCGCGTACATACTCTTCAGCTTTACCTTTTGGTAGGTTACCTACATCAATATAAAAAATTCTACGTTCTGGAGCTCTTGATATGCGATAGATTACTAGTGAATCTTCCATCATACGAAGCTGATTAACTGGTTTAACTGCTTTTTGCAAGTATGAAAGGATACGTTTACGGCTTGGATCTAGCATACCTGATGTACAATAAGCAATCGAGTCTTTATGTATTTTTAATCCTGATTGTCTACCAGTTGCATCGGCAGTATCGTTAGGATCGCTATATATGAAAAACTCTTTTGATCCTTTTACCAAAGTTGCACCGGTTTTTGGATCCTTTTCTTCCGTAACTTCTTTTACTTTACGAAGCATAATAGGATCAATATATCGTAAGTCCTGAATACCTTTCTTTGGAGCATTCGAATCAATTACGATATGATATGGCAATCGTCCATCGATATACCATTTTTTAAATATATCATGACC